TCCAAACTAAAATGGAAGGCGATTTCTCAACAGGTAACGTAAGATACAAAGCTAGAGAAAGATACTCGTTTGGAGTATCCGACCCTAGAGGTATCTACGGTGTTGAAGGTGCGTAATAATTAACAAACTAAGGGGCCGCCTTAAAACGGCCCCTTTTTTATTTATAAGGGTGAATATGAAAAATTTCCTAGTACAGATATGGGCTTACGATTATAACGCTAAATTTACAGTTTTAGCGGAGGATAATGTTGAATCAATTGAGCAATCCATCCTTGACAAACTAGGAGAAAAGTCTATAAAGTGGGAATCAACGGGAATGTTTCACGATACCCGTAGAATAACCTATGAGGAGGTTAGTCATGATACAAGACCTGTACAAACAAAAGAGGTCCTTGGAGTTCAGGTGGCAGTCTGAGTATGAGCAAAGTGGTAAATATACTCTGGACATGGTTGAAATTGATGAGAAAATTAAAAGTATCATCACTGAGATCAAAGCCGAAGAGTTTAAAATTGCTGATAGAGAAAATAAAATCAGGAGTTCGGCTGCCCAAGTTTCTGTGGCAACTTAGATAAACGCCACATCGCTGAAATCGTACTTTTATGCAAGGATCTCTTGCACTCTTTTAAAAATTATCATATATATAAATCACTATACAATTATTAATTAGATATAGACGCGTATAGTCGACGGCCTAGAGACTATATCTAAATTAACTAGGAGGATTATAATTATGGCAAAAACAAACTTTTCGGGACCTATTACAACAGGACCGATACAAGTAAATACCGGCACAACTGTTGGGACAAATGTTAGAGACGCTGCGTTCGTAAAGAACTCTATGTGTTTTCCGTTTGATTTTAATAGTATTGCCGTCACTACGGACGCTAACAGATTAGCAACTACTACAGCTAATCCAATTGGAACTGACGATGTTACACTTGTAGACGCTACTCAAAATGTCCCGGGCATTACTGCCGTGGGTGGTTTTGAAATGGCATCTTTTATTACAGTTACTACTTCAGGATCAGATAGTGGAAAGGTTGCAAGTGTCGTTGGAACAGATATCTTAGGTAATGCACAAACTGAAGATATAACAATGGCAAGTGCTGGTGTAGTTAGTTCTGTTAAATCTTGGAAAACTGTAACAGCGATTACGTACGATGCTGTTACATTAGGTACAACTGAGTGGGGTGTTTTAACAACTGGAGCAGTTTCTGTTCTAGCTAGATCAATGTTCAACGCTAATCCGTTGTCTCAAACATCTACTACAGTTGATAAAAACTTAGCTAACAATATCGTGATTCCACCTTTTTCTAGAATCACAGATGTTCGTTTAAACAACAGTGTGGCGTATAGTCAAATAACAACTTGTAGAGTTGGTTCTAATGTTGCGCAAGCAGCAGGGGCTACTTTAAATAGTATTGAATTAGACTATTTTGCAGGCGATACATCGGTAGATGTAAAAGCAATTGCTTCTCATCATGTTCCAGTACTTTTAGCACAATCAGCTGCTCAACAAGACAGTTGTATGAATGTATCTGATGGTGATGCGAGTGGATATGAGATTGATAAAGCGGTAATTATTACTATGACTCATGCTTCATCAATAGCAACCACAGGTAATAGTTATTTAACTATTGATTGGATGCAAAAGATAAACGCAACTAACTAATAAATTATTCTAAGCTCCTTCGGGAGCTTAGACATATTAGGAGAAAAAAATTATGGCAAATGTATCAGCGGTAAAAGCGAAATTTTTTGAACCGCAAGGTTCCGATACGGATATAGTATCAGCAGTAGCTTCAGCTACATCTTTAGTTATAGCTGACGCAGGACCTTACGGAAATCTTACAGAAACAATAACAGTCACATCCCCTAGTGGTAATAACACTGGGATCACTTTCTCAATAGTGGGAACTGATGGTAATGGTGATGCTCAAACAGAGACTGGAGTAACAGGACCGGGAGCAGGACTGACAGTATCTTTTACAGATAAATATAAAACAGTAACTAGTATTACTGCTTCAGGATCTATTACAACTTCTATTTCAGCTGGAATATTGGGAACAGGAGACCTTACTGGAGTTGTATTCGCAGGAAGAACGAGAATCAGAGGAATAACAGGTACAAGTAAAGCTTCTGCTGGAAATATTGTTTTTAAAAATACTTCAATAACAGGAACTAGTTTATTAACAATTCCTTTAACAGGCGCAGTGTCTTCTATAGACCCTTATATTCCAGATAATGGGGTACTGTTTAAGGCGGGTGCATATGTAAATTTAACTGCAGCTGATGTCACAGGTGTAACAGTATATTACGACGGGTAAGGAAACTGTATGGCTAACGTTACTTCAGGAACAGCAACGTTCGGGAAAACGTTTGCAATTGATGACATCATTGAAGAAGCTTTCGAGAGATGTGGTATTAGAGGAGTCGCTGGTTACCAGTTAAAAACTGCCAGACGCTCTTTAAATATTATGTTTCAAGAGTGGGCGAACAGAGGTATTCATCTCTGGGAAATCGCAGATGGTTACTTAACTCTTGTCGCTTCTACCAATCAATACATTGGCTATCGTTCAAGCGCTGATGGAACTTCAACTTTATTAAATAGTGCAGGTGCCGCTTTATATGGTACGGACGATGTTTTTGAAGCTTCTTATAGAAGTAGCGCAGGTACAACAAGTCAATCCGATAGTCCTTTAACAAAAATTTCAAGATCAACTTATTCAGCTTTATCAAATAAATTAGCTTTAGGACAACCTTCACAATACTGGGTTCAAAGATTTATAGATAGAGTTACGGTTACTTTATACACGACTCCAAGTTCAAGTCAGGCTGGAGATCAAGTTCAATTTTATTACATGAAAAGAATCGAAGATGCAGGTGCTTATACTAATGCAGCTGATGTTCCTTATTATTATATTCCATGTATGTGTGCAGGGTTAGCTTATTATGTAAGTATGAAATACTCACCAGACAGAACACAAAATTTAAAATTACTTTATGAAGATGAATTACTAAGAGCGGAGGCAGCAGATGGTTCGGAAGCGAGTACTTTTATTACTCCGAAAACATATTATCCATCCAGCGCATAGTTATGGCGAGATTTGCACAAGGAAAATTTGCATTAGCAGTTTCAGACATTAGTGGACAATCTTTTCCATGGAATGAAATGGTTACACAATGGAATGGATTGTTTGTACACTATTCAGAATTTGAATCTAAACAACCACAATTAGATCCTAAACCAAGTGCTGCAGATCCAACTGCTTTACCAAAATCACGACCACAACAACCTTCTCCAGATGCTTTAAGATTTTTAGATTTTAATGCTTTAACAACTGTGTCTGCAGCTTCAGGACTTATGAATGTATATTCAGTAGATCATCAAAGAACTTATGGAACTACTATAAGATTTAGAGGACCCCCTACGACTTCTCCTGGTACAGGAACTCCTGATACTCCAGGTGATGATGGTCCCGTTGCAGGTAATCCAGTTCCTGGATTCGCGAACATTGCAAACATAGATGGGATACTCGGTGCTACAATTTGTGGAGCTTCAGGATTTTCAGTAGTTCCTGGTAAATATACTACAGTCACAACAACTTTATTTTCTTCAATTTCTAGTGCTACTGTTACAACAGGAATTGTTTTGACGAGCGCTACTAATTTTAAAACAAGTGGCCCTCGTGTGCCTACTATTAACAATCCAAGTGGAACACCTATAAATGCTGTTTTAGTTGGAACTGAAATTATTACTTATACTGGGATTAATGGTAAACTTTTAACTGGAGTTACCAGAGGCGCTCATGGAAGTACTGCTGCTACTCATTCTGCTGGAGCAACGGTGCGAAATTTATTGACTCCAGATAATTATTATTATTTTAATAGCGCAGGAACAGCAACTACTGGACAAATTAGTGGAGGTGGCTATAATACATCTTCAGGACCAGTAACATTAAAAGCGATAGGACCACAATAATATGCCATCAGGATTAACATACACTTTAGATAATTTACGAACTGATATTAGAGGTTATACCGAAGTAGGAGATACAGTTTTTAGTGACACTGTTTTAAATACATTTATTATAAACGCTGAAAATAGAATTTACCGTTCTTTTGATGCTGATTTAGAAAGATTCTATGCGACATCTAGTTGTATAATTGGGAATAGATATGTGTCAATTCCATCATATTTACGAGTTATTAGATATATTCAATTAACCAATGATGATGGGGATCAAGTTTATTTAGAACAAAGAGATCCTAGTTTTATGGCAGAATATTATTCGACTCCAAGTTCTTCTTCAACTAGTATCCCTAAATATTATGCAAATTGGGATGAAAGTTATTGGGTTGTAGCTCCTACACCAGATACAGCTTACGCAATTACTATGGCTTTTAATAAAGAGCCAACGAGTTTAACTGATGCTTCAGTTAGTGCTAGTGGAACTTATGTATCCAATAAATATCAGGATTTACTTTTATACGCATGTCTGGTAAATGCATATGGGTACTTGAAAGGCCCAATGGATATGCTACAACACTACGATAAGGCTTATAAAGAAGCTTTAGAAACGTACGCGACTGAACAAATGGGTCGTAGACGCAGAAACGAATATCAAGATGGAGTTATTCGTCTTCCTATTAAATCTGAATCACCATCAACTTTTTAAGGAGATAAAAAAATATGGCAAACGTAATACCTTTTTCATTTCGAGGAGAATTATTCTCAGCAACACATGATTTTGCTTCAGGAGGAGATCAGTTTAAATTAGCTTTATATACTGCGAATCCTTACAACACATCGAGCACTGTTTATAATGCAACAAGTGAAGTGAGTGCTTCTGGAACAAACTACACTACAACTGGCAATGTTTTGACTGGTAATGCAGTCGCTTATGGAACTGCTGTTGCATCTTGTGATTTTGATCCGAGTGTATGGTCTACAGCTAGTTTTACAGCAGCTTATGGAGCAATTTATAATGATGATAAATCAGATAAATTATGTGTAGTATTAGATTTTTCAGGAAATAAAACTGCTACGGCAGGTACGTTTACAGTTACATTCCCGAGTCCATCGTCACCGGCGGATGCGATTATAAGCATGGCTTAAGGAGAATAAAAAATGGCTTTAGTTATAAATGACAGAGTAAAAGAATCGAGTACAACTTCTGGAACAGGAACATTAGATCTTGCAGGAGTCGTAACAGGTTTTGAAGGTTTTGTTGCAGGAATTGGTGATACCAATACAACGTACTATTCAATTTTTGAACAAGGAACTACTAATTGGGAAGTTGGAGTTGGCACCGTAACAGATGCTGCAACTGATACTCTTTCAAGAACTACAGTTATCTCAAGTTCTAATTCAGATTCATTAGTAAGTTTTCTTGGTGGTACACTAGATGTATTTTGTACTTTACCAGCAAGTAAAGCTATTTATTTAGATACGTCTACACCAGCAGTACCAGTAGGAGCAGCGAGCGCAGGATTTGCATTAGCAATGGCTGTCGCGTTATAGGAAAAAATTATGGCACAAGATTTTAGAAACGATATACAAAGAAACGTAGGAACCGTTCAGCAACTATTGTTGGATGCAGGAAACTATGACGCCGTGATAGGAATTAGATGTTGTAATGTACATGCAACTAACACTATTGCTTTGGATGTTTATATAATAAATGGCGGAAATAATTATTACATCGCTAAAGATGTAAGCGTTCCACCAAATTCTGCAATTGAACTCATTCAAGGGGGCGCTAAAATTGTTCTTAAAAGTGGAGACGATTTGTATGCAGTCAGTGATGTTGCATCTTCCGTTGATATTGTTACTTCGTATATTGATACAATTAGTTCTTAAGGAGAATTATGACGGCAATAATAAATGGAATCCAGTACGTTGGAGGCGCAACAGGCGCTAACGATTTTATAAACAATCAAGCATCCAGCTTGAATGTTACTCAAACAATTGAAAATGGTGTCTTAGCTGGTCCAATTTCTATTCCGGCAACAATCACAATAACAGGAACGTTGGTAGTAGTTTAATGAGTAAAGTAGAAGTAAATACAATTGAACCACAATGCGGAACAACTTTAACAGTTGGTAAGTGTACAACTAGTGTAGCTGTTCCAGGAAATGTTGTTAAATCAAATGCAGTACAAGCTTCAGATGGTGGAAATATTGTAAATCAATGTGGCACTACAATAACTTTAGGCGCTTCTGGTGATACAGTTGCTTTAGCGAGTGGTGCATCACAAACAGGTTTTGGAAGTCCAGGTCAAGTTATAGATTGGCAAACAGGTTCAATTAAAACTGCAACTTTTACCGGGGTTGCTGATCAAGGTTTTTTTGTAGATACTTCTGGTGGAGCAGTTACATGTAATCTACCCGCAGGTTCTGCAGGAGATGCAATTGCTTTAAATGATTATGCAGAAACTTGGGATGGTAATAATTGTACCGTCACACCAGATGGCACAGACAAAATCAATGGTGTAAATGCAAGTGCAATATTAGATACTAAAGCTCAATCTCTAACTTTTGTTTATATAGATGCAACTCGAGGTTGGAAAACTGTAATAGATTCATCGGCTCAAATTACAGGTTCAACAGGGTTTATTGCGGCCGCTGGAGGTGATACCACAATTACTTGTGGTGATTACAAAACTCATATTTTTACAGGGCCTGGTACTTTTACAGTATCAGATGCTGGAACACCCGCTGGTTCAAATACAGTGGAATATCTTGTAGTTGCAGGTGGTGGCTCTGGTAATGTAGCAGGTTATGGCGGCGGCGGAGGCGGCGGCGGTGGAGCAAGAGAAAATTATCCTTCTCCAGCGTTTTGTGGTTTTGCTGCCAGTAATGGTGCTTATCCAATTACAGTAGGTGCAGGAGGTTCAGCTGGACCTAATCCTGCTCCCGTGTCTAAAGGAGCAAATTCAGTTTATTCAACTCTTACAGCTACTGGTGGTGGTGCAGGCTCAGGTTCTTGTACTGGTCCAGGAGATTATGATGGAGGCTCTGGTGGAGGAGGTGGTGGTGCATACTTAGCTCCTAACCCAGGTGCAGTTACTCCTGGAGGAGCAGGCAATAGTCCTGCCGTTCCTTGCACGCAAGGTACACCAGGTGGAGCAGGTAAAAGAGGCGGTGGGCCAGCAGGTCCAGTATATTATGGCGGTGGCGGTGGAGGTGGCAGTGTAGCTGGTGCAGATGCACCCGGACCAGGAAATGGTGGTGATGGAAAAAATGTAGCGTGTGCTATGATAGGACCCACTGCCCCAAGCTATGGAACTCCAGGACCAGGTTCAGGAAGATATTTTTCTGGTGGTGGTGGTGGTAGTAGAATTAATTGTGGCACACAAGGTTGTGGCGGCGCAGGTGGTGGATCAGCTGGAAAAGGACCAGGGGGACCTCAACCTCCAACGGATGCTGGCACTATTAACACAGGTGGTGGCTCAGGTGGTGGCGGTGGTTATCCAGGACCTACTATTTTAACAGGTGCTGGTGGATCAGGAATAGTAATAATAAGGTACAAATTTCAATAGGATGATGGTAATATAAAATTATGGCATCAACAATTAAAGTAGACAACGTACAAAATACACCAGGCACTAATATAGTTAGTAAGTGTGGAACAGATGTTACAATTGGAGCTTCTGGTGATACAGTAGCTTTAGCATGTGGTGCATCACAAACAGGATTCGGAAGAACAGGAACAGTTGATTGGGTGACAACTCCAAAAGTTACAGGAGATTCTCCTATTACAGCTGCTACTGGTTCAGGTTATTTTTTAAATACAACAGCAGGAACAATTACAATTAACTTACCAGCAGGAGCTGCTGGATCAATAGTTTCTATGGCTGATTACGCAGCCACTTGGCAAACATATAATGTAACAGTTAGTGCAAACGGATCAGAAAAAATTGGTGGAGAGACTACTGATGCAATTTTATCAACCAAAGGACAATCAGTTACTTTGGTTTATGTGGATTCAACACAAGGTTGGGTTAATACAATGGATTCAACTTCTAATGTTAGAGGTCAAAGCCCATATCTTACAGCAACAGTGAGCGGAGCGTGTAATTCAATTGTAAGTTGCGGAGATTATAAAGTAGCCGTTTTTAAAGGTCCTGGAACATTTTGTGTAGCTACCGTAGGACTTTGTGCTCCCAATAATAATGTAGATTATGTAGTAGTTGGTGGAGGAGGGGGAACATCTGATAGTTCACCTTTGGGCTGTGGTTGGGCAGGCGGCGGAGGTGCCGGAGGATATAGAGAATCTCCAGGTACAGCGACTTGTTATACAGCGTCTCCTTTAGGAGCAGCACCAGCAGCAGCTGTTACAGTTTCAGTTCAAGGTTATCCCATAGCAGTTGGTGGTGGAGGTGCAGGTACGGCGTGTTCTCCAGGTAATGTTTCAACTGCATTATGTATTTCAGGAGCTGGCGGAGGAGGTGGATCACCTGGTAGAAACGTTGCTGGATTAGCTGGCGGCTCAGGTGGAGGCGGAGGTGGTTGCGGCGCTGGTGGAACTGCAGGAGCAGGAAACACTCCGCCAACAAATCCATCTCAAGGATTTAGTGGAGGAATAGGACTACCAGGTTCTCCCGAAGGTGGAGGTGGCGGCGGTGGAGGTGCTGCAGTAGGAGTTGCTGGTGGATCTGGACCATCGTGTTCAGCCGGATGTGGAGGAGCTGGTACAAATACAGGAATTTTAGGAAGTTCACCCTTGGCTCCAACTATTGGAGTGTCAGGACCTGCACCAGGAAGATATTTTTCTGGCGGTGGAGGTGGTGGAAATGGAAGAGCAGATTTAGGAGGAAACAAAACAGCTCCTGGAGGAGTAGGAGGCGGTGGTACAGGTGGATCACCCCCGTGTCACTCTGGAACTGGACCTGGAACGGCTGGCACAGATACCACTGGTGGTGGAGGAGGTGCTGTCGGAGGACAAACAGGAGGTTCAGGAATAGTAATAATAAGGTATAAATTTCAATAATGAGTGAAGTAAAAGTAAATAAAATTAGTCCAAGAACAGCATGTGGAACTGTTACATTAGGAGATAGTGGAGATACATTCACAATTCCTTCTGGTGCAACAATTACCAACGCTGGAACGGCATCAGGATTCGGTGCAACAGGAGAAACTTCCTGGGACACAACAGTTAAAACAACAGGAACCTTTACAGCAACAGCTGGAGTAGGTTATTTTTTAAATACAACAGGTGGAATCATAACAGTTAACTTACCAGCAGGTTCTGCTGGAGACTCAGTAGCTCTTGCAGATTACGCAGGGACTTGGCAAACAAATAAAGTAACACTTACACCCAATGGATCAGAGAAAATAGGTGGAGCAACAGGAAGTGTAGATTTAACCACAGAAGGTCAATCAGTAACTTTTGTTTATATAGATGGTACCCAAGGATGGGTAAATGTTTTAGATTCAACAAGTAATGTTAGAGTAAATCCTTATATAGTAGCAACAGGCGGAACTCCTTGTTCAGGAGCAATTTCTGGTGATTACAAAATTCATACTTTTACAGGTCCTGGTACATTTTGTGTATCAGACATCGCCGCATGTGCTGCTGATAATGTAGTAGATTATTTAGTAGTAGCTGGTGGTGGTGGAGGAGGAGCTGGATGTGGCGGCGGAGGTGGCGCTGGCGCCGGTGGTTTTAGATTTTATGCTAATACTCCAGTCAATCCACAAGCAGGACCAGGTGCTCCAAGAAATGCTCCAGCAGGTATTACAGTTACAGCAACAGGATATCCAATCACAGTTGGTGGAGGAGGAACTCCTGGACCAGGACCAGCATCTTGTTCTGCTGGAAATGGAGGAAAAGGTAATGATGCAGTTTTTAGTACTATTACTTCTACTGGTGGTGGCTACGGAGCAGGTGCGGCTATGGCACCTCCAAATCCAGGAGGTCCAGGTGGGTCTGGTGGTGCATCTGCTAGAAATAAGGGATGTGGAGGAGCTGCTACACCTATTACTAGTCCAGTACAAGGTACAGCTGGATATACAGGTACTACCCCTTTAACTGGCGGTGGCGGTGGTGGCGCTATGGTTACAGGAGGTGCTTCTATAGAATTGCCAGGCCCAAACGAAGGTGGTGGACCTGGAGGAGCTGGAGCAGGAATAACAGGTTTTGGAACAGGTAATGGCCAATGTTCATCCTGCGTACAATATTTTTCAGGTGGAGGTGCAGGTGCAAATTTTATGGCTGCAAGTTGTACTCCAGGACCACCTTCATATGGACTAGGTGGTATTGGTGGAGGAGGTGCAGGTGCATTAGCCGTTGGACACCCAGGAAGTCCTAACCTACAAATGGGCGTACCTGGAACAGATAACACTGGTGGTGGTGCAGGCGCAGGAGGAGAATCTCCAGCAGTAGGTGGTAATAACGATGGAACTGGTGGTGCAGGTGGTAGCGGAATTGTAGTAATAAGGTACAAATTTCAATAATTAATTATGGATTTACATTTTAAATTAAGTATAATATAAGGAGAAACATTATGGCACACTTTGCAAAAATAGGAATG